GCGATACTGGTCAGATTACCAGTAAGAGTTGAGTGGACTACGTTGCCGTTGGTCCAGTCAGGAGCTGCGGCACCTGTAGCGGGACCGGTGATGGGAGTAAAATACTGTTGCTTTGTCCAGGCGCGGGTAACATTGGTCTTGGCTGTGTTCGCGTCGAACGCCTGCACGGTCACGCCCAGGTCGCCGGTATCCAAGTGCCCAGAGTGAGGCGACGCGGCCGCGAGGTGCGTGTCGTAGCTCGCGTGATTGAACGTCGACTCGTGCCCGGTTACCGGGTTCGGAATTGTGACGTCCGTTGAGTCGGTGCCCGCGTTGTCGGTGGCAGTGACGCCGGCGCCGGTGAAATTGATATTCGTCCGCTGCGTGAGCGAAACGGTCTCGTCCTTCACGACGTGCGCCGAACTGCCGGCGATTGCCGACCACGCGTTGTTTTTCCGCCCGTAGGTCGAGCCGTCGGCCGGCGCGTCCGAAAGGAACGTCGCGCTCAGATAGGTGCGCAACGCGGACATCAAAAACTTGAAGTTCGCCGAGCCGCGCTGCAACACGCCCTCGTCGGTATCGACCGGCGTCGTTGTGGTCAGCTCCGTGATTTTTTGATCGGCCATTACGTTACCTCGCCCCCTGGTTCGTCAGTCCACGAGCTGGCACTCGCGCCTTGCTCGACCCAGTTGTCGCCGCTCGAGCCGAGCACGATGCGCCCGCCGTGCTCAAGCAACAGAAAATCGCCGCTTTCGAGAAGCAGGTACTCGTCCATCACACCACCCCGGTATAGATGATTTTATTGAGCACGATGGTCGGCTGCACGTTGGTGTGCGCCTCACCGAGCAGGCCGTCGGCCGAACCGTCGCCGGTGTTGGTCGCCGAGTTGTTGTTGACGTAGTCGCCGCCGCCGCCCTCTGCGTTGTTGAACTGCTGCGCGCCCTGGTTCTCGGTATGAACGTGCGGCTGCATTTCCGCCTTTGTGATGGCGTGCTCTTCGACGCCACCAGCTGCACCGAGAATCGTGCCATTGAGAGCGGGTTTCGCGGCCGCAGTGAGCCTCGAGGCCGCAATGCCGCCCATGTCGTCCTTACCGGCGACCACGCGGCCGCGGAGGTCGGGAACGTTGAACGTCGTCGAGCCGTCGCCGGCGCCGAACGTCGTGCCCACGACGCCGAAAAGCACCGAGTACGTTGTGCGCGAAATGGCCGCTCCGTCGCACAAGACGAACTTGGACGGCGCCGCGCTGCCCGCGTAGTCGTGCACGGTGCCGACCGGCACGAGCGCATCGAGGAGCGCTTGCAACCCGGCGACCGACTGAGTCGAGGCGGCCGGATTGTCCGCCGGCAGACCGATAAAGCATTTCAGATCGCTATCGGCTTGGATGGTCCCGGAGTCGAGCGTAACCGTTACGAGAAACGATCCGGCCGTGCTCGCGATTGTCCCGTAAATCGTGCCAGTGAGCGTCCCGGTTAGCTTTACGCGCCGGTTGGCGTAATACCGAGCTGAGAGCGTACCGGTGCCGCTGGCGTTGAAACTGTTCGCGCTCGCCCTCGAGACGCTGTCGCCAAAGTCTAGCCAGGGAATGTCCTCGGCAAGCCGGCGAACGCCGCCCATAACCGCGCGACCGCTGTCGTTCAGCTTCCCGGCCTGCATTCCTTCCGGGTAGCCGTCCGGCGCCGTCGCGTTGTTGCTCGCGTCGGTCGAGCTCCAGTGTCTAACGTCGCTCATTGTCCGCCCCCCTGTTGTCCTGCAATGAGAGCCGGCAGCACGGCCGCCGGCGGAATCAGTCGAGCGCCGGCGCCCGTCGAGCTCGGCATTTCCGCGCTCTGCAACAGCTCGTCGAGTATGCGCCGCTGCTGTGCCGGGTCCGACTCGAGGAGCATCGCGCCCACCCGATCACGAACCGGGCCGCGCCCGCTCGGAGACGCCCGCAAGGCGAGAGCCAGAGCTCGCTTGTAAAGCTCGCCCATGTTACCGGTCGCCGCGTCCACAACCGCGGCTCGAGCTTCGTTCCCGAGCTCGCCTTGCCGGGCCTGCCTCGAGGCCGTTTGCGACCCGCGGAGCGTTTGGTTCATGGTCGCCTGTTGCTCGGTCAGTTGGTCGATACGCTCAAAAAACTCGTCGGCCTCGGCTCGAGAGTCGAATAGCTCTCGAAAGCGTTTCTCGATACCGCGCTTGCGGAAGTGCTTCGCGCTGTCGTGCGTCCATCCGTCCGAGTCGAGCTTGTCCGTTATCGCTTGGCGCACGCCTTGGCGATACGCTACCTTGTCCGCGTCCGACATCCTCGAGAGCTTCGCGCCGAGCTCGTCGGCCGAGGTCCGAAAGAACGCTTGCCCGTCCTCGATCGCCTCGCGGAAGTTTTCGCCACTCGCCCAATACTGGCGAGCCTCGCGGAGCTTTGGGTTTGCCGCCGAGACTGCGTCCATCACGCGCTTGCGCAGAGAGGCAACGCTCCGTGCGTCTCCCGGCGCCGTCCGGGACAGGTTCGCGTAACTGCGGTCCAGATCGCGAATTATGTAGTCCCATCCCATGGTCGACGGTTCGGCACTGTCAAACAGGCCGCGGTCGAACGGTAATCCCTCGTCCTCGGCTAAATCCTCGGCCCGATCACGGAATGCCCTGTCCTGCCAGATTTTCTGCACGCGACGAGACTTCCAGAGCTCCTCGAGCTCCTTTGTCATTGGCGTATCGGCTGCGTAGGCCTCGCCGTACAGTCTCGGCGCCTCCTGGCTGCGCTGGCGCGCGAGACCGTCCATTGTGGCGGCCTTGCTGCCTGGACCGCCGACCGCGGCCTCGATTTCGTCCGCCTGAGCTCGAGAGCGCGGGTAAAGCGTGTCCTCGGCGAGCTGCCGAGTCGCGCCCGGTTGCTGTACGACGCCCTCGAGCTCGCCGCGCGGGCCGGCGCCAACGTCAGCGAGAACGGATCCGCGATTAGCGGCGAGAGCTGCTTTCGCGTCGTCAGGCGAGAGCCCGCTCTCCTCGAGCGCCGCGGCAACGCGACGGCTTGCCAGCACGTCCGGATCGATAGCGCCTCGAAGCGCCTGGACGCCGGACGCGACGCCGTCGACGACCGGGCCGAGAGCTGCTCCGGCAACTCCGCCGATTGCTGCACCTTTGAGCGACTCGCCCAGGACGTCCTCGAGCTCCTTCGCGTCGCCGGCGCCCTGGAGAGCTCCGCCGGTCGCTCCCGACGCTGCACCGGTGCCGGAAAGCAAGGCGAGACGCTTTTTCGTCGGTGCGGCTGCGATGCTTTGCACGACCCTCGAGCCGACGTTCGTCGCTCCCGCTCGAGCTGCTCCGGCGCCGCCAGTGACAAGGCCGCCGACCAGCTCGCCAGCGAAAGCCGTTTTCGGGTTTTCGTCCTTGTAACGAGCGTAGGCGTCCCGCTCTCCGTCGCGGTAAGCCTCATAACCTCGGACCTTGTCCGCGTCGAACTCGAAATTCTCGTTCTCCATTCCCGGAACCGGCAAGCCGATCGCGTCGAAACCCTCGCCAGCCATGCCGCGGAGCTCGTCGAGAAATCCGAACGTTGCGCCCTGAGCGACGGCGGTCGCGGCTGTCGCGGAGGTCGGTCGGCTGTCGATGTTGAACGACGGATCGAGCCCGAGCTCCGTCTCGAGGCGCGCAATCATCGGTTGATTGCCTTCGCTCTTTGCTTGAGCGAGCGCGCCTTCGAGTTGTTCCTTCGTGTACTTCACGCGATCACCTCGTCACTTGCAGGCCGTTTATGAGTCCAGGTAGCCCGGGCATACGCCGGCGAGCCGGCTCCTTCGTCGGCGCTATGGCTAGCGCCTGCGCAGCCGTTGGCGTCTTTATGTACGCATCGAGGGCCGCGTCGCTTACGTCCGTCGTCGTCGGCTTTTTAGTCGGTTTTTTCGGAGGCTGCCAGCCGCCGTACAACTTCCCGAGTGAGCCGAGCCGCGTCTCGAAATCGCCAATAAGCGCGCCCGGTGTCGGAATCGAGTCAAGCTCGATCTTTATGTCGTTGTCCGTGAGAATCCCGCTCGGTTGCTTGATGCGCGCTATCTTTTGCGCGAGGTCCCGCCGGCGTTGCTCCCATTCGACTTTTTTGTCCGAATCGTTCCACACGATGCGGTTGGCGCTTTGTGCGCTCGCGTGGTAGTCCGTCATTGCCTGTTTAACGTCGGCGAGCGCTTGAGCTTTCGCGTCCGCCTCCGTCGCTGCTTTCGTCGTCGCGGCGTTCGGCACGAAATGCGCTTTCAGCAACGCCGGCGTGCGAGCCGTTACGGCCGCCTTGCCCGGAGGCATTCCGCCGGCGATAAGTTCGGCCTCGAGCGCTGCAATACGCTGTTGCTCGGCGGCTCGTTGCCCGGCGGCGGCGTTCGCGCTGCTCGAGCGGAGGTTGTAGTCGCGATTGGACGTCAACACGCCGCGGTCGTACTCGCGCGTGCGCTGCTCCTGGTTGAACAGGTCGAGATTTTTGCGGTACTCGTGAGAGCGGTTCAGGTTGCCTTGGTCGCGACCGGCCTCCGAGCTGCGCCAGTTGTTGTCCTCGACTCGGTTCGCCTGTTGCTGCTTAAGTCTCCAGAGCTGGAGCTCGTTCCCGAACTGGTCTTGTCTCGAGGCGTCGACGGCGCCCAGGCCGGACGCAAACCCGCCGGCGAACGTGTCGTCGCCAGAGAGCGCAGTGCCGGCGGCGCCGATCAACAACGGGATCAAGCCGGAGCCCGCTCGAGGAGCGGTCGGCATGCCAGGAACAATTGGCGGCGTGCTTGCTTTCCACATGGTTGCGGGTCCTTACGTTGCGAATGCGTGAGTGCCGAGCCCGGTCGGAACGCCAATCGTCGACGGGAAAATACCGCCGCCGCCGCTCCCGCCGCCGAACATTCCGCCGAGAGACGCGCCCAGCGAAGCGCCGGCTGGACCTCCGAGCGCAGTGCCGGCAGCTATGCCGAGGAGGCGACCTATGCCGGAGCTCGAGCTCGGTTGCGTGCTGGTTGTCGTCCCGCCGAGAGACGGAGCGAAGCCGCGCACAATCCCGGAGTAGCGCTCGAGGTCCATCCACGGCGCCTGCTGCTCGAACTGGTGCCGAGCGATGTTCTCGTCTATGCCTCGCTGCTCGAGGCCCATTTCGACGTTTCCGATCCGCGCGAGGTTCGCGCCCGGCGAATACTGCAAGGCGTCGATGCTTGGCATCATGCCTAGCGCCTGCATTTGGCGAGAGCGCTCGGCGTTGATCACGTTGCCGAGCTCCGAGGTCGCGCCTCGAGCGGCTGCCTCCGCGGTCAGCGAGCCGCCGGAGCCGCCGGAGAGCATGGCGTTCGAGTTGACCTGCGACGCGACCCGGTCGAGGCCCGGTTGCGCTAACTGCATGAGGTTATCGGGATTCAGGAAGTCGCCCGAAACGGTCTGGTTCCACAGGTCGAAACCCGGCTGCATGAACGCCCCGGAGCCGGCCGCCGCATCCGCCTGCATGCCGAGCCCGGCCGTCAGGTTTGCCGACGGGTCCGCGTAAGTCTGGCCCGGGAAGAACGTGCGCCCCTGGTCGAGCAACTGCCCGCCCGCCGTGATCGCCTTATTCGCGCCGGCGACGATAGTCGGATCGGCTTGAAACGATTGCGTTGCTTGCTTTGGTTTCTTTCCAAACATTAGCCGCGCCACTCCATAACGTGAGCGAGCTCGCCGTAGCCGAGCCGCTGTAACCACTTACCCATTCCCGGTCGCGCAATCGCTCGAATCGAGTCGGCGCCGTGCTCTCTCGCCATGTCCTCGAGCGCTCTTTGAACAGTCCCGGACCATTCCCAGAACGATTCGCCACCAACCGCGAATACGGTCAGAGCGGTTCGGCCTTGTCCGTTCTCCTCGCGCCATTGCTCGAGGCCGACGGCGAGCGTCGCGACGAGTGTGTCGAGGTCGTCCGCCTCGTATACGAGCATCAGGACGCCGCCCAGCATGTCGTCGACGTCCGCTCCGCCGACATGCTCGAGCGCTCGCCCGATTTGCGCGCGAGCCTTTGCGAGCACGCTCTCGGGGAGCTGCCCGGCTCGAAACTGTCCTATTACAAAGCTCGGCTGGCTTTCCGCGACTGCGTTCAAGGTATTTGCTCCAGTAGATAGCGGGATAGCCCGGCCATTCGTCGGTTGAGCTCCTGCCAGTCCGAGAGCTGGTTCGGCACGCGAGGCGCGTCTCCTGCTCCGCTGACGGCCTCGAGGACGGAGCTCGAGAACGACGCGCAACGTCGGTTGAGCTCGAGCCAAGACGCGGCCGGGTATGGGATAACGAGAGCATCCGCGCCCGTCTCCGCAATAGCGTCGCGGCTGAATTGCCAGCAACGCCGGTTGAGCTCCTGCCAGGAGCTGAGGCCCATCGGGATACCGAGAGTTTTTAGCGGCACCTTATCGCCCTCCGCTCGGGCGTCCTTTCGGCTCGACGCCGAACGCCGACGACCAGGGAGGCCGGACCGTCACCCGGTAGCGCAGATAACGAGAGTCGACACGCGACTCGCATTCTCCGACGCTGTTCGGTTGTGTTGGCGGTTTGAACGTAACCGCGCCGGACTGGCTCTCTCGGAAACCTATCTCGAGGTCGAGGTCGCCGCCTTCGATAACCGGGCGCACGGTGTCGATGTACGTGTTCCCGCCGCGCGTGTGCTGCATTTCCGCGGTTTCGAATACGGCCGTCCGCGCCTCTCCCGTAAAGAATGCCGCTTTCCCGTCGGCGTCGATGGCGCCAGATTGCAGGCCGCCGCCCTTCCAGACTGGGTCGTCGAGCGACCCGGGAACGTCCTCGAGCGTCGCGTAAAGCGCGTCCAGGTCCTCGAGCGTGGTAAACGGCGTGCGCGACTCGGTCAGCAAGTGCACGGCCTCCTCGCCGAGCGCCCACTTCCGCGCGTTGATGTTGTACAGCGCGAGCTTGTTCGCCACTCCGCCGACGTTGCCCGAGCCCGGGTAACTGAAAACGAGCGTTTGTTGGTCTTGCAGCACGGTCGCGGAGATGCTCTCCGGAAAGTCCTCGTCGAAGTCGGTTAACACTTCCTGGTCGATGCGCTCCTCGCCGAATGGCTCCGACTGCCCGCCGGCCGTGACGCGGAAGCCGTCCTCGGACAAGTACCAGACTTTCCCGGCGTGCCGAAGAATGCCGCCCGGTGCGATCGTGCGAATGCCCTGCTCGACCTCGTCTATTTGGTAGGCCTGCGCGCTGTCACCGGTGAACGTCGCGCGCCAGATTGACCGATCGAGAAATACGATCGCGAACTCGCCGCCGACGACGCGCAGAATCTTCCCGCCTGTCGTGCTCTCGAGCTGCGTAAAGCCGGCCAGAGTCGACGCGCTCGGCGTCCAGTCGTCCGCGTCGCCAACTGCGCACCAGCGGAGCCGGTTCGGCGTATGCCCGTCCGAATCGTTCACGTCGCCAACTAGGACCTGATTCCCGCGCACGACGGCAATGCTCGAGGCCTTAAGCGTGGAAACCAGATCGACCGCGTTCGCCGCTCCGAGCGTCCAGGCCTGCAAGTCGTTGGCGAGAGATGCTGCGAGAGCTCGTTGCCCGAACTGGACGAACTCCCAGCGAGCCGCGGACGCATACGCCGGCGTGCTGCGTGAAATGTCATTCCAGGAGCCGGAGCTCGCCAGATACAGGTTTCCGGCCGTCCCGACGACGTTGTACGCCGTATCGCCGGCGGCCTTGAACGACGCCGCGCCCAGAGCTCGAGCGGAGCTCGGCAACGCGTCGGAGTAAACGACGAGCTCGGGCAGCGGGTCGTAGCCGCGGAGCCGCGGAATTACGTTCCGAGCAACTTCCATATGTTGCCCGGCAATGTCGGGAAGGTCCGGCGCTAGAGTGCCGAACTCGATCACGCCGAGCGACTCGTTCCTCACGGTGTCACGCCTCCTCGAGTCATGGAAAGCGCTCGACCGCCTCGAGAGCGCCGGGCGCGCTTGTCGGCCTCGTTCACTGCGTCGACGGCGCCGAGGTAGCCGTTCGCCCAAGTGTCGATCCGGTCGTCGTTCTTCAAGTAGGGCTCGGCCTGCATCAGCGCGCCGTATAGATAGACGTCCTCCGCGTTTTCCGAAAGCCAGTTAGTCGACGCTGTCGCGAGCGATTCGAAAGGCCCGTAATAAACCATTTCGATAGACGTTGTCCGCGGTACAACGGCGTCGAACTCGAGCTCCCGGTGCACGCAATAGCTCGTCGGGTTTCCGCCCGACGTGCTGCGGACCGAGAGCGAGTCCGGCTCGGTTTCGTCAAGCGGGATCGGCTCTCCGCTGTCGTTCACGAGCCTGAGCGTCCGGAGCTCGAGGTAGTCGTTCGGCAGTGAGATAAAGCGCGTCGCCTCGCCTGTCGTCCGGGCGCGCTTGCTCATTTGACGGATGCGGACGTCGCGACGAATGCGAACCTCGGCGAGACGGATAAACGACGGGATAACGGCCGTGAGAGAGTCTTTCGCCAGCCATGCCGCAACGTCCGCCTGGAGCGTCGTGTAGTCGGTCATAGTTCCCGCCTGAGCTCGGGGAGCTTGCGTTGATTGTCGATGCGGAGATAGCGGTACTCGCTCGAGTTGAGCTTGGCTATCACGAAGAGACGCCACTCCTCGCGGACGGCCTTCCGGATCGGGCCAGAGACGCGCTGCGGATGGTGCCCGTGCTTAGCCTCGAACTCCTTGGGCCAGTCGATGTAATACAGGTGAGGAGGTACGCGGGCGCCTATGCGCGTCTTGCCGCGCTGCTCCTGCGTGTTGAGTCGCTTGTTCTCCGCGATAAGCGCGTCATTCGGCGACTTGTAGTGAAAGAACGTCTTACCGTCTTCCTTTACGAGACGGGTTTGCGTTCCGGAGACCGGGTCGGTCCCTACCTCAAACGTCCACTCCGGCATTGTTGGCGAGCTCCTTACGAGGTCGTCCGCCTTTGTTGCGGACAACTGCGCCGGTGTTCAGCAAGTATTCTGCTGTTTTGCCCGGCAAGATTTCGAAAGGTTCGCCCGGAGCGACGCGACCGACTTGCGGCACGTAGATCGGGCCTCGAGACTGACTTCGCAGCTTGAGCGGCTTTTGCATTTTGGCTGGCATCAGTCTCGTTCCTGGTTAGAGAGCCCGCCGGCGGGCGCCGGCGAACTCATAGGCGCGGAGTATACCCGCTTAAGCGACCATCGCCGTCGCTTGGTTCACGTCAGCGTAAACGCCGAGCGTATAACGGTTACGGACCTTCAACGCGAAGTCGGCAAGGACCATACGAGAATCCGTGTCGGAGTCTTTGGCCATTGCGTCAGTCGAGATCGGATCGAAGTAGCAAAGCTCGATGTAGTCGAAGTTAACGAAAACCGCGTCGCGCTCACGCTGGAAGCGGTCCGGAACAACGTCCACGACTGCATAGTCCGTTACCCATACATCGACGGCGCCGACGACGCGAACGCCGCCCCGAGGCGTCTTGCCCTGGTCTTGATGCTGCGTCGCGATGCGGGCAGAGCTCGAGAACATGTAGTTCGAGAACTTCTGCTTTGCAACGGTGCCGAGCATCAGTGCATCGGGCATTTCTTGCGAGTCGATATGGATTCCGGCAACGACGCCCAGTAGAGCCGCCTCGCCGAGAGCTCGGATCGTGCCGTCGGTTGCCGCGGTCGAGCCAGTCGTAACCGGGTCAGCACCCGAGCCGCCGCGGTCGGTACGACCGGACGAGTTGAGGTCCTTGATCCAGGTCAGGAGCGAGCCGGTCTTCGGAGCGACCGAGCCGTTATCCGCAACCGCGGCCGTGTTGCTCATGCATACGGCCTCAATATCGCGCTTGAGCTCGCGACCCTTGCGCACCGTCTGCCGAGCGACCTCGTCGGTTTGGCCGGTTTTCGCCAACTTGCGAGCGCGGCGAGAGATGCGGAAGTCTTTCCGCACAATCTGACATTCGTTAGTCAGCTTGACCGGGGGCGTTACGGCCTGCGCCGCGAATACGTCGCCGTCAATCCAAGCGTTAGTCGCGTCGGCCGCGTCGAGCTCGTCCTCGGTCCAATCCACGGTAGTGTTCGACGCGGAGCCTTTGGCGCCGTTTTGCACCAACGGGCACTCGGTCGGAGACGTGTCGTAAATGAGCGGAGAAATGTCCTCGAGCTCGTTCGTCACGTCCGAGCGCTGGTACGAGTTTGACGGAGCCGCGTATAGCGCGACTTTCGGGATCAGTAAAGCGGCCGCAAGGCCGAATAGGTGTTTCATCTGTTAGCCCATCGTTGAGAGAGTGCGGCGGTCGCATCTTCCTGCCGGCCCGTTTCCCGGAGTCGTTGATCGGCATCGTTCACGCGTCGAGCCTGAGCTCGGCGCCGGCGGAATTGCGGCGACTGTTGCCGCCCTGGCTGAGCCGGTTTCGCCCCTCCTGCCCGGTTGTTTTCCCGGGCCTCCGTGGCTGCCGCACGTAGCTTGTGCAACTGCCAGGAGTCGTAAGCGAGGCGGAGTGCACGCGGGTCGAGAATGCTTTGTACGTCCTCGTCCGACGCGCCGAACTCGGCTGCAAGATACGCCGAGAGCTCCGTACCTTCCGCGTGGGCGACTTTCGGATCCGACCAAGAGGGTATGAGCTTCGGCAGCTCCCGTTGCCCCCTCTCGATCGCTTCCTTCCGTTGCGTCTCGCGTGCGGCGTTGAGCTCGTGAACCGTTGTCGCGATCTGGTGCTCCGTCTGTTGCCGGCGCTCGGCTGCGCCTCGGAGAGCCGATTCGTACTCCTGTCGCCTTGCGGCGAACTCGGCCGGATTGCTTATTCGAAGCTGCGCCCAGTCAACAGTCGAATACTGTTGATTGACCGCGTCGATCTCGAGTTGCTGTTGCGACGCCGCCATTTGAAGCGCCGCGTTAACTTGAGTCTCGACCGCATCGAGTCGTTGAGTCCGTGCCTGCACGTCGGCGTTGAATGCTTCCCGCTCACGAGTGAGCGTTTGCATTGCTGTCTCATGCTCCCGGCCGCGCTGGTAGCCCATAACGAGCTCGTGCATGCCGACTTCTCGCTCGTCGTCTCCGCTCCGTACCGAGTGCCGCAAAACCTGCATCAATTGGTTTTTATCGATGCCGTAATCTGCCGCGATCGTGTCGAAGTCGAGACTCTCTAGAGTCGCCGAGTCGGTTTGCTGCTCGTCGTCGGGTCCGCCTTCCGGGCGTTCCTCGTCGGTTGCGCCCGCGTCGTCGTCTTTCGACAGCAACGCGTCGCGGAGCTCGTCATCCTCCGAGCGCTCCTGGTTGTCCAGGTCGGCGCGTGAGGAGTCGAGCTCCTGTCGGCCGGCATCGTTGCCGGCGTCGTCATCTGCTTCCGGGCCTCGAGCGTTCCAGCGCTCCGCGAGCTGTGCGGTCGCACTGGTCAGGTTCAAGCCTTGATCGGATCCAGATACTTCACTCATGCGAGGGTACTCACTTGTCGAGGTTCACGCTCCGCGGCTTCGCGGTTCGCGTGCTGCTCCAAAGAATCGAAAAGCCTTTCGAGTGCAACCGCGTCGCGTGCTGCGTGCTCGAGCTCCTCGGTCGAGTCGGCCTTGGTCAAGCGGAGTCGGGCGTCGGCCCGTAGCTCCTCAACAACCGGCGGCCATGTCGACGAGTGCAATAGGCGCCTGAGCGTGTCGCGGTTTGACATCAGATTCCGTCGAATTCTGGTTTCGGGTTGGCGCTCGGAAATGCGACGACGTCGCTACCGGATACGCCCTTGCCGAGTACGTCCACCGCTGCACCTAGCTCCATTTCCGCCCACTTGCGCTCATCTTCGGCCGCGAATTTATCACGGTCGAGCCCAAGTTTCGCCATTTGCTCCGCAAACCTCGCCTCGATTTGTTTCACTTGCACGGAAACCTGTTGCTCGACCATCGCTTGCATTCTGGCTTGCTCTTGCGCCTGTCCGGCCTGGATGCGCTGTTGCGCCTGCATCCCTTCCGGCGAGCTCGGATCGATGAAATAGGCCTCGGCGTCGTGTTTACCAAGCGCCGCCGCCAGCTCTCCGAGCGTCGTGTAAATGCGCGAATAGTCGCTCAACCCGTACTGAATCGCCTCGACCTGCTTCGCGAGAATCGTCTCGGCAGCCATGGCGCGCTCACGCGTCGAACCGTTGCCGGTGCCGACCGACGGAACGATGTTCGTTCGCTTCTTCCACTCGCGCGGGTTGAGCGGGACCCATTGCCCGTCGACTTCGGCCTCCTCCTCGATGTTCTGATGCTTGCGCAGTAGCGCGTGCACCTTGCGCACCATTTGAGCGAAGCCGAGCTCGGCAATGCAGCGAATGACCAGCTCGAGTCGCTGGGAGCTCGCGCCGGACGCCTCGAGGTATGCCCCGAGCGTCGACTTCGCGAGGACGTCAGAGTCGAGCCCCATCGAATGCTTACTGATGCCTGTCCGGGATTGGAGGCGGTCGTCCTGGTACTGCATCCACGGCAAGATATGTTGCACCGCAACAGGGACGATCTCGGGCGCGTAATCCGCCGGGTTTCCCTCGACGCCGGCGTGCGGCTGGTAGTTGTCCCACTGCTCGCGGTTGATGCTGCGGCCGAGAATGGCTCGAGGTCGGTTCGTCCGGTAAAGGTTGTCCAGGCCTTGTCGCGTAAGCGCGGAGTTTTCCCGCTGGATTTTCATCGCGACCGAGCCGAGCGATAGGCCGACGTGTCGATGCGGTTGCAGGATCGACACCAGCGTACAGAACGGCTGAAACTCGCAGTAAGTCGACTCGAGGAGATGGTCGTCGGCAATGCAGAGCTTGCGGTATTCCGCGTATCCGTCGCCGTCTTGGTCAATTCGACCGTACGCCTCGACATAATCGACGCGCTCCATCATTTCGACCTCGGTTAGCGACGAGAGCCCCGAGTTTTCGTCTATCGTCGCGCGGCGTGCAGATCGCTCCGTGCTGCCGAGGTCGTCCGACTTCGCTTTCAGCGACATTACGAGGTCGTAGTCGTAGCCCATCGCGATCAGGTCGGAGCGTGTAACGTCCGTCGGCTCGTGCACGACGAAATCGGCTTTGTCCAGGTCGTTTCCCGTGAAGTTGCTGGAAACGAGAACCTCCTCCGGAGGAACCGCGGCGAGCATCAGACGCGATTCGAACTCCTCGACGCGCAGCACCAGCGACGCGACCGGCATCTTGACCGTTATCGGCTGCCCGTCGGGTCCGGCGACGACCATCTCGCGGACCTCGGTCTCGAGCTCCATAACCTCGCCGTCCATCGCAAGGCCGTTAACCTGCTCCTCGGTCAAACCCTCGTATTCCTCGAACGTGTACGCCTGCCGCTCGTCCCACCACACTTTGAGATACGCGTTCGGGTACAAAAGGCAGTCTTTGAACCAGGAGACGAGCTCGAAAAAAGCGTCGTCATGGTTGCGTATCTTCCAGTTGACGAGTTTCGTCTCCTGTAGCGCGGCCTTGGCGTCCTCGGAACCGACGCCTCGGAACTGGACCGCATTGCCACCGAGGAACGTTCGCACGATAGACGGGAGCGCCCACTCGACCGTTTCCAGTACCTCCGCGGTCACGGCCGACGAGTAACCCTCCTCCTCGTCTCCGTATGGCTCCATGCGGTAATAATCGAGGACCTGCTCGCGCTCCTCCGAGAGCTCGTCCTCGTCCTCGTTGATCGCGTTCGTGCGCCAGTCTTCGACGGTCTTTACGATCTCGCTTTCTTCCATCGCCTGCGGGCCAGACTCCTCGAGCTCGTCCGCGTCGTCGGTCATGCCGTCAGCATCGCGCGGCTCGAATTTCAGGTTCGCGTAATTGCGCTCGTTTTTTGCCATGTCACACTATCCCTCGGCCGCCTTTGCGACCTGTTCGGTTTGCCCGGACGCCTTCGCGGCGGTAACTTCTGGCGTGTATGCGCCGAACCGCCGCGAAACGGTGATAACGCGTAAGTATGAACGCGTCCGCAAGGTCGGGCGACTGGCCGTTCTGGCCGAGCCGCTTTTTTACCTCGTCTTTTGACTCGATCTGAATCTTGCCGCTCGAGTGCATTCGGTAAGTCGGCAAGGTGAGCTCGGCTATGAGCTCGCCGGTCGATGCGAGGTTGTACGCGCGTGTTGCGTCGACCTCCGCACGCTCCTGGTTGAAAATGTAGCAGTCGCGCGCCTCGAGCCAGTCCCGGACCGCCCACCACAGCTCATCACGCAAGCGCATGAATTGCGGCTTGTTCGACGGCGACTCCGCAACGTTCACGCCAACGGCCGGCAAGCCGCGCTCTAGGAGTCGGTCGACGACGCCGGCGCCGAGCCCGATCACGTCGACATAGATCGCGGTTGGTTGCTCCGGCTCCGGAATAGCGTCGAACTCCGAGACGATAATCCCGGCCGTCTCCATTGTGTCCTTGTGCCCCCACCACTTGACCGGCTCTATAAGCGCGTTTTGTGTCGCCTTGCAGAGCGTCGAGCGGTCGTCTCCAAAGCGCGCGACGTCGACGCCCCAGGCTATATCGCCAAACTGCGACACCTGTCTGTCGACGGCCGCCTCGGCGAGCTCGAGAGAGATAACGGCGTTATCCGCCGCGGTTGGGAACTCGCCGAGCACGCGAACGCGAAAGACGTTCGACTCCCGGCCGTACTTTGCCGCCATGTCCTCGACGTACTCGTCCGAGACGCGGCTCGAGTCGTCCGCGCCGACCTTGATGCAGTACCAGCGCGCCCGCATCCGATGGAAGGCGTCGAAGAAATAGCCGCTCGTCCGCGTCGGGTTGCCGAGCATCAGGACCTTCGCGCCCTCCTCGGACAACGCGCCCTCGCCGACCTCGAATATTGCTTGATGAACGCCCGAGGCCTCGTCTATCACGAACAACATGTTCTCGTTGTGAAAACCCTGAAGCGCCTCGGGCGCCTCTGGCCGGGCCGTCCTGGCAACCGCGAACGCCTCCTCGGGTTCGTCGAGGAGCTCGAGCCGCTCGGTCGTCAACCGGAACATTGCTCGCAGTCCTGGCTGGCGTTCCTTCATCCGGTTAAGCCACTTCCCGAGCTCCGACCACAGAACGTCGCGCAACTGTGAGGCCGTCGGCGCCGTGCACGGAATGCGCGCGGGAAAGTGAGACAGGAGAAACAAGAGAATCGCCCAGGCCGCGAGCGCCGTTTTGCCTGGACCGTGGCAGGCGCGAATAGCGACTCGGCCGTGTCCGAACAAACCCCCTAGCGCTTCTATCTGCCACCCGTCCGGCTCAACGCCGAATGCGTCAGTGACGAACGTTGCCGGGTCCTGGAGCCATCCCCGTATCACTTGCTTGAATAGCTGTATCTGTTTCTCCGGATCGTCCACGTCTTGCACTGTTGATCTCTCGCATTGCTTGGATGAAGTTTTCGGATGTGTTGGCCGTCAAGTTGACGTCTTTCGGGACCCATTTCGACAGCGCATCGAGCGTCTTAAGCGGCTCGACCAACAACGAACGCGCCAGGAGTTGCGGCAAGGTGATGCCCTCCTGCTCCTCGAGGAGCTCGAGCGCCTCGCGGGCCGCCTCGCGAATGATTGGAGCTAGATCGGGACCGCGGACGCGACGCCCTGGCGCCTTCCCGGTCGCGCCTCGAGTGCCCGGGCCGTTACCACTACCGCCGACGACTAAGGCGCCGGAACGCGGCTCGGAGCTCGGCTTTCGTGAGGATCGCTTCTTCGCGACCTTCTTTTTCGTGACCTTCTTTTTTGCGACGGGCGCGGCCTTTTTTACTGGCGCCTCTTTCCGCGTCGCCCGCTTTTTGCGAGTCGTCGGAGTAGCCATCTCTTACCCTTGCAGTTGTTATGCCCGGGACCACTTCCCGAGCAACTGTCTCGCCGTTGAGGAGAGCCAGGACAAGGCCTATCGCCTCGCCCGAGCGGACCATTTTCGGGGTGACGCGCAAAACCCTCCAGCCGAGCAGCATTGCGGCGGCGTATTTCCGGCAGTCCTCCTCGAAACCCTCCGGGCGTTGATGCCGACCGGTCTCTCGCGTAAGGCCTTCGACCTCGACGGCGAGCCGTTCCACATGAAACGCGAAGTCGAATCGCCACTTGCGATCGGAATGAAACTCGAACTCCTCCTCGGGATAGAGCTCCTCCGCTCGACAGTGAAGCGCGAACTCGGCCTCCGCTTTCGACCTTACCCTGGATTGAAGCGCAGCCAGGACGGCCGCGCCATTCACTTGTCGCTGGTTTGGCATCAGAGCTTGTCGTGATTCCGGGCGATAGCGGCGTTCGACCACATGAGCGCTTCTTCGGCTTTCGTTACCGCGAGAGCGGCTTCTCGACTGTCCGGCGCATGCTCCTGCATCGCGTAAAGGAAATTGCGAGCCGCCGCCCGCATACCCTGATGCGCAGCCACTGCCGCCGGCGTGGGCGCGTGATGCTCGATCCGACGGTCGATTTCGTCGTCGGTTATTTTCATGCCGGCGGCATTCCCGTTAGCGGGTCGACCTCGGTATAACCTCCCTCGAACGCCTCCGGAGGAGACGCGGACGCGTAACCGTCCTCGTAAAGCACGTAATACCAATTGCGATCTATGTCGTGCTTCTGATACCAGGAGCGAGCGACTTCGATCTCGTGCGGCGTCGGCTGCTCCCCTTCGGGCGCATCGGTCGGTGTTTCGCCGACCAGCACAAAAAAGCCCTTATTCTCGCGGACGTCGGCAATTTTCATTGCCTGCACGACCTTGTGCGAGCGGTACATTTTCAACATTCGATAACCTCGCAACGGTCCAATCGGACCCAAGTTAGAGCGGACCCGAGACGGATCCGCACGTTGATGTAACTCGATCCTTTTTCGACTCGAGTCCCGTTAGCGACGGCGGTTTTGTACCTGCCTCGCCGCACCTTGTCGACGACATGCTCGCGCCCGTCGTAACGGACGCGGTCGCCTGCCTTCATTTCGCCACCTTCGGCGTACAGGCCTGGAAGGACAGCAAAGCAACCAGCAAGTTTCGGTAACGAGCGTTTGCGCCGGGTTGCTGCAACTCGAGCTGAATGCAACTCATGAGGTCCGGAATAATGTGCGAAACCACCTTTTCGCCGTCCTCGAGCTCGACGGCGACGTGTATCACTGGGAAGTTGTCCGGAACCGGCAACGGTGCGCCCATTTTCATCTCGGCCGGGTCGTGTGCTTGTACGTCGGTACTCTTCATTGCATCGGCCCCTTGTGGTCTGGAGTGATAATCCGCGCCGTTTCCGGCGGCGGGCCGAGTCGATGAACCTGCGCCGGTCGCCCGGGAATCTGCGGCAACGGGATAGCCATCCAACGGAAGCACGGCCGATCGTCGCCGGGCGTTGCCGGCATTCCGTGCTGCTCCGGAGCTCCGCCGTAATCTCCGACCCAGAGCGACTCGCGACCTTCGTCGTCAGCGATAACGACGAGGAGAGTCTCGGAAGCCGAGTCGGTCGCTCCGTCGCTGCTCCCGTGCCAATTCTGTACGGCGGCAAGGTGTTTAACAGTCGGCATCGTTGGCCCCTCCGCGTTGCGCGCGCTCCGAGAGCTCGGCGTTCAGCGCCTCGAGAAGCTCGTCGGTCAGCTCGCGAGCCTCGCCGATTTCATCCGCTAAGCGCGTGAGCTCGATAGGCTGCACCTCCGACTCGACGTGCTCATAGCACGCGCCACCGCGGCCGACGAGCAACTCCGGAAGCAAGTCTCGTGCGGCTGCACACTTGTCGCGCAATGCGACCAATTCGGTTCGTTTCATAGTTTCGATTCTCTGCCGGGTAGTTGTTGAACGCCGCCAGCGCGTCCCGGCAACGCGCCGCGGCAAAGGTCACTGCGATAGGCGCTCGAGCAGAGTTTGCGCGGCGCCTTCGGCCGTCAGCATGGCGTGGACCGCGGCCGCCGGCTCGGAGCCGTTCTCGAGGACCCAGGCGACGCCGTCGGGTCCGCCTATGCGCCGAACATGCTGCTCGTTAAACGCGGAGCGCGGGTCGCTCTCGATCAAGCCGGGAAGGTGGGAAGGAAATACGGGAACGCGCCTAGACACCTGGTGCCCGCGGTAACGCTTCACGAACTCGTTACGCCGAAACGGCGTCTCCTCGAGCGTCCATCCGCAAACCTCGAGCCAGCCGCCCATTTCGACGACGCACGCGTGTATCAGCGGGTCATCAAACGCGACGGAGTCATATCGGCCGACGCGCTGCATAGTGAGCTCGAGTTTCGTCCAGGCCGTGAGCGCCCGAGAATCCGGGTCGCCTTCGATAAGCTCCGCGATCTGACCTGGAACGGCAACGAACCGCGAGCCGTTGCTCGCGTAGACGCCGAGAGCGCGCTGCACGTCCTCGAGGTCGAAGCGTTTCAGCACGGACCACCACAGGCGCAACGCGCCCGGTGTAACTTCGTGCCGGTAGAGAGAGGAAAAGTCGCTCACGGACTGAGCGAAGGCGCGCTTGTCTGCGTCATTCATCACGGGCGAATGCCTCCGCGGCTTGCTGGTTGTTCGATTCGATTGCGGCCGAGCCGCGCGGTCTCACTGTCTTTGCAGCGAGTACCCAGTTCTCGAGATAGCCTTGCTTTTGCGGTCCGAGGAACGAGGATAGTTGCATCACTTTCTCGGTGTTGGCAATACCGGCTCGTTCGCAGTAGTCCCGATAAGCCTCGACGGCGTGACGTACGCGGGTAACGTTCCAGTCGGGTTCGGAGTCGATAAGCGTGCGAAGCGCGGAGCACGCCGCCGGGTTCGGGTCACTGCCGGCGCGCTTTGGGTATTCCTCGCGAATCTGCACGAACGCGGCCGGGTAGTCGCCAGGGTAGCTAAGCCGGCCTTTCGCCTTCCGCGATTGCGATCTGTCCTCCTCTCCACTCCACTCCTTTTCCACTCCACTCCACTCCGCCCGGGAGCGCTCCTCGGTCGGTGCCGTATCGTTCCGGGAACTGTCCTGGACTGGTTCCGGAGGCTCCGCGAGCATCTCCGGAATCTTCGACGGCTGCGGCTTGCTCGGTTTCTGGTGCGAGCTCCAGGTCGGTATGCACAAATACGCCTTGCGGCTAACGGTGTACGATACGATCAAGCCTTCTTCCTCGAGCTCCTCGAGCAAGCCGACGACGTCAACGTCGTCTGACGGGAATACTTGCGCCTTTATCTGCATCGGGGAGAACGTCCGGCGCCCGTGGTCGTCGCAGAAATTCCACAGGCCGATAAAGAGCAACCGCGCGTCGCGGCTCACGTTAAGGACCTGCTCGCTCGTCCAGAACTCGGGTTTGATGCTTCGGATTCTTGCCATTTGTTACTATCGCCTCGCGACTGCCCGCCATCACGGCGGAACGTTGGTATTTCGATTCTTACTTGCCGGCGGCCTCGCGCCGCCGGTCTTTTTCCCGAGTGATTCGGATCCGCATGTCGCGGAGCCATTCTTTCGAACGCTGCTTCCGCCCGGGAACGCTCCAGCTTACCCACATCTCCCGCCCGGCCTCCTGGTTGTCGAGGAACCAGCGCACCAGCGCGTCGCGCTTCTCTTCCTCCCAGCGTTCCTTGCGCTCGATGTCGGCCGACGACATCAGGTCGAATAGCCGCTCCCTCACCCGAACAAATCCGGGCGCACCTCAGCGCGCGTCACGACGTCGTCGGGAGTGTGAGAGCGGGTCGCGTCCTCGAGCGCCTTGCAGCGTGCCGCGCTCGCCGTCTTGTGCCCGCCGGCGACCTGGTGCAGCCACAGCACCGCGCACCCGACATCGCCGCAAACACGCGCTCGAGTGTCGTTGTCTTTGTGCTTGCGAAGCCAGTCGTTCAGTTGCATAAATGTTTCCCGTTGTCGGATTGTGCGGAGCGTTCCATTATGAGACTATTTCCCTTCGCCGGAAACCCCGGCGCAGGCAACGGAGTCAACAAATGAGCCACAACCCTTTCGGCTGGTCTTACCCGGCCGGCGCTGAGCACGACCCCAAAGCGCCTTGGAATCAAGAGGACATGCCCGAGGACTGGTGCGACATGTGCGAATGCCAGACCGGATACATCGGCAAGTTATGGGATCCGAAAGACGGCTGCGGCTCGATTCAGGTTTGCCCGGAATGCCTGGAGGACCTGTTTTGAACGCGACGACTTACGAATGGGACGTCGAGACGCTCGACGAATGGGCCGACGTCCGGGAGCACGACCACTCGGACGCATTCCTCGCGGTCGCGTTTTACGTGGTCGTCGGCGGCTGGCTATGCAGCGACGAGACGCGCGGGCGCGTTTGCTGCGGAATCCCTGGAGACAAACAACGATGAACGACAAAACGTACGTGCGGCCGACGCCGCGCCAACTTAATAAGGCTGATTTATTGGGCTTGACTTCCGAGGAGCTGCTCGAGCACGTCGCGACATTGCGCCGCGTCGACCCGGTAACTACCGCCCTCGCGAACAAGCTCCGCAACTCGCGCCTGATAATCGGCCATATCCGCAAGCTGCTCGAGAACATGAACGCGAACAACGCGCACGACGACCGCTTCAGTCTCGACGCCTCGGCGGTCGACCGGTGCTGCGATTGCGCGCACTACAACCTGCCGAGGAGCGAATGCACGCTCCTGGACATCGATATTCGCACGTCGACGGTGTCGCGATGCCCGCTGCACCAAACCCTCGACGAGCCGAGCGAGCCGATCGACGAGCAGGTCGTCGTCGTATGCGCGTCCTGTTACGTCAGCTACAACCGCAATCGCGACGGAATCTGTCCGAAATGCAAAACCGAGGAGGTCTTGCCGTAACCGGCGAGCTCCCCTAATCTATCCGGCGGCGGGAAACCTCGCCGGCACAACAAAAAGGAATCGAAAACCATGCTTACAGAACAACAACGCATCGACCGACATAGCGGACTAGGTGGCTCCGACGCCGCTTCCGCGCTCGGGCTATCGCCCTGGACCTCGCCGCTCGAGCTGTACTTGCAAAAGCGCGGCGAGCTCGAGGAGGAAGGCGAAACGACGTCCTGGCAACGCTGGGGACATTTGCTCGAGGACCTTATCGCCGAGGAGGCGGCCGAGCAGCTCGGCGTAAAGGTCGCTCGGCGTAACTCGACGCTCGCGCACAAGGCGCACCCGTTCATGCGGGCAAACATCGACCGGCGCGTATTGAAGGAGCGCGCGCTCATGGAGTGCAAGTCGAGCGGCTTTCGCGACGAGTCGTGGGGAGAGCCAGGAACGGACGAGATTCCCGTTTATTATGCGACGCAAGTGCACCATTACCTCGAAGTGACCGACCTCGAGCGCTGTTACGTTCCGGTGCTATTCCTGCTGAATCGCACGATCGACGTTTACATCGTTGAGCGGGACCGCGAGCTCGGCGCCCGCCTTATTGCGGCGGAGGCTAAGTTCTGGAATGAGCACGTTATCGCCGGTGTGCCTCCTGAGCCTCGCTCTATCGCCGAGGTCCGGCAACTTTGGGGAGGACGTAGCGAGCTCGAGGTTATTGCGACGGACGAGGTCGACGACTGGCACCAGGAGCTCGAGGAGGTAAAGGCGTCGATAAAAGTCGGCGAGGAGCGCAAAGACAAGCTCGTATTTGAGATCGGGAAGTTCATGCAGGAGGCGTCTATCCTTATGCCCGCCGCCGGCGACAAGCCGCTCGCAACGCACAAGCCGAGCGTGTCGCGCGGTATCGACCAAACGAAGTTGAAAACCGACTATCCGGACGTTTACAGTAATTGCTTGACCGAGCGCAAGACTCGGCGATTCCTAAGTAAGAAACGAGGTTAACCAACATGTCAGAGCAACAGGCGACGACCGTCGTCGCGAACCCATTTGAAACCAGCAACACGCCGACCCAGGCCGGCTCGAACAATCTTGCCGTTGAGGCGCAACGCGTTGTTGCAGAGATACACGGCGCCATCACGGCCGCCCGCGCATATCCACGCGACCAGAAATTCGCAATGGATAGGATCATCATGGAATGCACCCGACCCGGTCTTGCGGAGGCCGCGGTTTATGCGTACCCGCGAGGCGGGGAGATGGTCTCGGGTCCGAGCATCCGTCTCGCCGAGGCCGTCGCCCGCCAATGGGGAAACATTCAATTCGGCATAAACGAGCTCGCCAGCAACCCGGAAGAGACGCTAATGCAGGCGTTTGCATGGGACCTCGAGACAAACGTTCGCGAGGTTCGGACGTTCTCCGTCCCGAAGTTTCGCCACTCGCGCAAAGGCAAAACCCGCCTCGAGGACCCGCGCGACATTTACGAGCAAAACGCCAATATGGGCGCCCGGCGTATGCGCGGATGCATTCTTGCCGTAATCCCTGGCGACGTCGTCGAGCAGGCCGTGCAACAGTGCATGCTGACCCAGCAAAACAGCGTCGGAGCACCGGGGGAGGTTCTCGGGCGCATGGTCGAGGCGTTCGAGTCTGAATTCAGCGTTTCGGCCGGCGCCGTCGCAAAGCGTCTCGGGCATCGCCTGGACGCGACGACAACCGCCGAGGTCCTGGCTCTAAAGCGCATTTACCAGTCGCTCCGGGACGGCATGGCGAGCCCAGGCGACTATTTCGACCTGGAGGCCGGCAACGGAAACGGCCAGAATCGCTCGAAATCGTCCGCAGACGCCCTCGGAGCTGCTTTAGGCGGCGACGATAAGGCCGAGGACAGCACAAGCGAGCCAGCGAGCCAGGAGGCGGCAAAGCCTCGAGGCCGCGGTCGCGCAAAGTAGGGTCGCAAAGATGAAAACGCAAAAGGCGGCCGTTCAGGCCGCCTCATACTGGGGTCAGGTTTGCTCGGTCGGGTTTACGCTTGGGCTGGTATACGTCCTGGCGTCGTCTGTCGTTGGTCCCATTGCAGCGCTCGTTGCCGTCGGTCTCGCAGGATTGCTGCCGACGTCGGTTCTCGTCCTGCCAGGAGCTCCCGTCGGCGCTGCTGTCGTTTGGCTCGTGCTCGTCGCTTCGTGGCGTTAAGCCGCTCTCGTCGCCGAGCTCGTCGGCGCTCTTTGAAGACGTAACACGACCGGGTCGGGTCCACGCTACCTGAGCCGGTGCTCGATCCACCCGTTAAAAAACCGCTCCTGTCCTGGAGAGGTCAGCACAATTTCACGATAGCGCACGTACTGCTCGCCGTTCAGCACCACGACCAGGCGCTCGGCCGTGTTGACCTCGATGCACTTGCGAACGGCGCCGAGAGTGCGCGGCCCGATGGCACCGTCGACCATGATGTCGGGATACGAGCGCGCGTTGCGGTTCATCAGGTTGACTGCGGCTTGCAGGATGCGCCCGGCCGTGCCGGTGCCCATGTTTACGCCGGTGTCGTAGACCTCAAGCGCGACGGCCGCGGACAGCTCCGCGAGCTGGTTACCGCAAACAGGCTTCCAGTAACGCTCGAAATACGCGAACTTGACGTTCACCCACAGCTCGGCATCGTCGCGCAGCTGCTTGTCGAGCTTGTCACTACGTTTTTGCGTCGGCTGCACGCGCAAGCGTCGCTTGTAGTCGTCGACGCGGTCCCAGAGCGCCGGGTCGGGATTGTCGCGCCTGGTAATGCCGGCGTACGTTTCGCCGCCGCGGTCCTCCGGGTCGTTGACCCAACCGCCTTCGACCGCCGCGGTCGCCTCGAATGCAGATTGCCACGCGTCCATCACGTTCTCCCAGTTATATCCGGCAACGATGTTCACTTGCGTTATTCTTACTTTTTCATGATTTCGACCATTTCCCTCACGCCGGCGAGCCCGCCGTTCTTCTCGAGCGTGGCGCCGATTTGGGTCGTCGCATAAACGTCCCGTGCCTCAGCCTCGCGGAGTTTCTTTAGCGTGTCGGTCTTCGGCTGGCGCCGATTCAAGATGACGTCCATCAGCAAGCGAACGCATCTATCCATCGTCGCCCCGTGCCGCTTCCTCGAGCGCTCGCGCGACGCGCTCGTTGTTGGTCGCGGCTCGGTCAATAACACCGAGTAAGGTATCCATGATGAACCGCACTATCTTGTAGTTCGCAAAAAGCGAGATAGCGAGCAGCAAGCCTAATACTCCGTGCTTGGCCAGCTGCTCGAGGAATGTTGCCTCTAACATTACTGCCTGCCCAGCTGCCAGTTATGACAGGTCTGTTCGTTCCCACCTCGGACCACCCAGGCGAACCGCCCAGTACATTTTCACGACGTCGGCCCAGTCGACCAGGTAGCGCGCGCACATGCGCCGGAAGTGCCGCGCAGCATGAATGCTATTGATGCCGACGGACGCGTAGCCGTTGCGCCGGTCGCATAAGTCATCATGCTCAAGGGACGGAACGACCATTTTCCAGTGTGACGACGGCAGCACGAAAACTGCGCGGTCGTGCCATGGCTTCGAAGCGCCGTCCCATCGATAGCCGGCTTTGATGACGCAATGCACCTCTGGGTGCTCGCCGTCCTTATCCGGTCGCACCGTGTAGTGCCAATCCTGCTTCAGCTCCCAGCGGCACGACTCGCTCTCGGCTTCGACGATAGCGCGCATCAGCGGCGTTCTAAGCACTATTCGTCCTCCGCGTTCGGCTCGGCCGCCGGGGGCGTGAACCGGTGTTTGCAAAGCGCCGCCCACTCGTCAAGCTCGGCGCCGAATTGCAGGTAGAGCTGCGACACCGACATACGCTCGCATATCTGCCGGCGGGCCCGCGTGGTTCGAACGGCGTCGATGTCGTCGTCGAGTTTCTCGACGCGGTCGATACTCTGCGTCGCCTTTGCGCGCACCTCTTCGGCCCGTTCGGTGATCGAGCAGCCAGAAAGCGCCAGAAAAACGCACAAGCAAAAACAGGCAATTGCGGGCCCTCGAGGCGCCTGGTCGGCGGAGTTGGCGAACACGTGCCCTCGACGCTCATAGGTGGTGACATGTGTGATGTCCGTCATTTGGGCCACTTCGCTTCGATTTGGGGGCGAAGCCTCTCCAGGTTCTTGTAAATGTCTGGTTTGTTTGCCAACCCGTCCACCTGTAGATTTGCCCAGTCCACCACCTCAGTGATGAGGGCACCCATGGAATGCCACGCAGCTGCCTTGGTGCTCCACTCAGCAGCCACTTCTTCAAGGGTCGTGCCGGTGACACGCACCCGAGCCTCGGCAAAGGGGAGACCACTGGTGGCGCCAGCGACAATCTTCTGTGCCTCAACCTGCTTAGTGAGGTACTCCATAATTTTCCCTGGACCATCACTGTCGATAATTGAGCGGCGCAGGGTCTCTGCATGGTCGCGCACTTCTCGCATGAATTTGCGCTTCGCCCCCAGCGCCTTCTTCCTAACTATCTCAGGCTCGACCTCATTGAACGACACCTGCTCTGCCACCCGGTCACCAATGCGTACCAACGTCAACTTAGCCGTCTGGAACTCTGAAGGCTCCGGGCCCTTCTCGACGCGATACACACCAAAGTGCGCGAGGCGCTCATCTGTCTCTGTTCGAAGGATGGATGGCGAGTTTTTCCCTGGCAATAAATTCAGGCATGCTTTTGGGGAAGCGTAGACAAGCTCCCCAACTTGGTTTTCGATTGCGAATTTCATGTGTTACCTGCCTGGTACTGGTGGTAGACCTTCGCCCGCTGCAACATCGGCCATAGATAAAAAATAGTAGTCAACGCCGGAACCGTTGATGGTGCTGGAGCTAGTTCTCGGTTTAAACCCATGCGCCAGTATGTCAAACGGTTTGAACGATCCGCCACCGACGGATTCTCCCGCGTTCGATTCAGCGGTAACGTAAGTGTCAGCAGGGTTGTGCGGACTGCGAACAGTGTCGTACATCGGCCACTCTTGAGCACCTACGTTTCCCTTGACAAGTAGGCTTCGGATTCTATTTCCGGTGAGAATTAGAGGCCCATCAGCAGCGCCATTGCCTTTGTACTGCGCCACAGTGCATACGCCGGGTTTGTTGCGGAAGCAGAACGCAATCATGTTGTCCCCGCTGCCGTTGGTGTCGTTGTGTGCGCCGACTTTAAACACAGCCGCAGATGGTGCCCCGTTCCATTGAGTGCTGTGCGCTGCCAAGCCGCCAAGGCCGTCGAGCACTAGGTACTGCGTCCACCCCCACATATCCGAGCCGACAATCCAACTCGCGGAATCTGTGCGGTTCTTGACAATAACGAGGTCGGGCTTAGCATCCATGCCGTGCCCGAGTGTTGCGTTGCCTGCGGTGCCGGTCCACTGAACAATAGACATGTGCCCTGCCTCGGCAACCTGTACCGTAGTGGCAACACTGCCGTCGCTGTTGCTCGCGGTCGTGCCACCGTTCAGTTTCCATAGCCAAAGCAGATACGTGGCGGCACTGTCGTTGGCGTTGTTGGCGTTGTCTACGCGCACTCCGTCTGAGCGCATCGAGTCGATGCCTGTCTCTGCTGCCTCGGCATTTGGCACATCGGGATATAGAATGTTACCTACGCCACGCGACGAGTCGAACAGCTTGTGGCTCAGTACCGCGCTGCGCTTCTTGTGCCAGCCTAAGTCAGGTTGGAAGTTGGCCCCCAGTACATCCTTATTATTGGTTGCGTCACCTGTAAACAGCACTGCATTAAAATGGTCTATACCTTGCGCGCTAGGTGCGGGAAAATTTTCTAGTCGG